AAGATTTGTACGTTGATACGGTTACCAGTAACACCTTCTAGTGTGCTAGTAGATGCTGCCTTACCAGTGGTAGCTGTGCCACCATTGGTTAAACCAGAGTATGCAACTGCAATCTTAAATGGGCTTAATGCCTCATCACCTGCTGTGGTACCAGTAGCGTATGGGCTAGCAGTATCAGTGGTGTTGTCTGCATAACGAACACGTAATGTGTGGATCTGTGCAACAGGTCCAGTCATTGGCTGAACACCAACGATTTCGTTAGCAATAACTGTAGGCATCACACGTCGAATAACTGGTAGAATTACACGATTTAGTGTTGCTACGTTTGAAGCAGCAGTTGCGCCTGCAGTAGCAGATTCAACTAGGTGCTTGCGGGTGTTCTCTAGGATTACACCCATTGTAGTTCTCTTGGAACCATTTAGGCCTTCTAACAGGGCTTCTTTCGTTTCGCCCCAACGGCTTTCTAGTAATACTTGTGACATAATTTTCCTTTTCTCCTATTTAGGGTTTACTTTATAGCCCTGCTAAACGCTTGATTTCAAAAACATTATTAATATTTTCTTCATTTACGTTTGTATTAGCAGATTTATCACCAGTTACTTCTACACGGCTTTCTGACAACATGGTCTTAGACTGTGTTGGCTTCTGTGCAGTGTTATTTAAAACAGCTGGTAGATACTTGTCGTATGCACTCTGCAACTTAGCAGTTTGCACACTTTCAAGAAGTTCGCTCATTACTGTAGCTTTCTCCTTGTTTAAAGGTTTCAATAGATTTGCCATAATTTCTCGGCGCTCTGTTGATTCCTTAATAACTTTAATTTCTTTCTCTTTTGATTCAACAATCATTGCAGCCGATTCAACTTGCTCTTGTGCTTCACGTAGAGCTTGTTCTTTGGCAGCAACAACAGCTTGTAGCTTGCGAATTTCTTTGTTCTCATTTAGGTGAGTCACAGCAAATTCACTTGCAAAAGCTTCAAAGATCTGACGGCCAAACAAGTTCTCGCGAGCAAGTTGGATGTCTTCTTTGAGTTGAGTCATTTCTGACTCTAGTTTTCTGGTAATTGACTCTTTAACTAGTTCTGCAGAGCGAGCAACGAAATTCTGTTGTAGTTCAGCAAGCTTGTCTTTAGCACCAGCGATTAGACGAACTTTTGTCTCAACCACTGCTTGCTTGTCTTGCTCGAACTCTTGAATTTCTTCTGCTAAAGACTTGATCACAAATGATTCTAGCTTACTTACACTATTTTCATATTGCTTACGGTCTTCGCGTAGTTCACGGATTTCTTCGGCCAGTTTTCCAACCAAGAAATTATTGAACTTTTCGCTGCTTTCCATCATGTGAACTTTAAATTTCGCACGATCTTCTGCTAGAGCTTGTTTCTCTACTGCAAACTCTTCAAGTTCAGTTTGTAGAGATTCAGTTACCATTTTGTCTAGAGCTTCAACCATAACTTGCTTGTCATGCTGATAGCGTTGAGCGAATTCTTCACGAAGTTCAGCACGCACAGTTTCACGAGCTTCAACCAGCTTGGTTTCCCAGGCTTCGTTGATAGCTTGTTGCGTATCTTCGTTTATGATGCCGCTGTCTACCAATGGTTTGATAGCATCTAATAACATCAGGTTTCTCCTATTTTAACTTAAGGTCTTTGATAAGGCGTGTAATGCCTTCTTTCAGGTACTTCTGTACTCTTTGATCTTGTGTGGCATCACGAGCCACATCTAACACTCGGTGTCCATGACGCATATTCATCAAGCTCTCATAGATTGCTTTAGGATATGCATGCGGAGCCGAAGGCTGTGCTACAATGTCAACGGTAATGATATCAAAACCACTGACGTGTCCATTATTACCAACTTCACCACTTCCACGGCTGCTAACACCCAACTTAACACCCGAGGTAATCATTGCTTTTACAAGCTCGCCCATTGGTGTTGGTAGAATCTTTAGTTTACCGTGACCGCAAGGACCGTCCATCCACATACCTGTAATCATATGTGACACACGATCCAAATTAATCTTTAAATCATCAGGGTGATCAACTTCGCCTAGGACACTGTGTCCGCTCTTAAGTTGTTCATTAATTTGATTTACGGCTTTTGAAATTTCGGAAACAGGATAAACACGTTGGTTGGCATTCTTGACCCCACCTTCAATGAATATCCCTTCCATGTACAAACTCTTACCTTGACCGTCGCCAGAATCTTCAGATAAAACTTTGATCTGTGCGCGGTCAAAAGTAAGATTTTCTCTTAGGTACAAAGCCATATTATTGCCCTAATTAATTACCACCCGGTTCAATACTCTTCTTTTGCACAGGTACTGATCCATCGGTAGTTTGCCCTTCGCCCTTTTTAGCACTAGCTTTGTTGCTGTACCAATTTTGAGCACCCTTGTTACCGCCCGGCTTATTAACATTGCGTGTTGCAACATCAATTTCCTTGACATTCTTCACTAACTTGCCGTCAGCTTTGCCTTTTGGACTGGTGCCGTCAGGATTAGCATCTGCACCTTGTCCGCCGTGAGCGATATTTTGTGCTGTGCCGCCCATGTCGTTTTTCATATTGTCAGTAATGCTGGTTTTGTTAACACTGACACTACCACCTTTGCCAACTTCGTGTCCTTCGCTGCGCTGACCTGTGTCGCTAACTTTTTCAACATATTCGCGCATTAGGTCAATTGCTGTTTTTTGTAGTGGACGATGACGATTGGATTCATACACAGATTCAGAAACTTCTTCTTCATCTAGTTCGTCTTCCATCATTTCATATCCGCCTTCTTCTTCTTCCTCTTCCTCTTCTTCGTCGCCCATGTCACCCATGTCGCCTTCTTCGTCGTCCTCTTCGTCACCCATTAGCTGTTCAAATTCAGCCTTTAGTGCTTCTAATTCGGCTTCAAGATCCATAACTTTAGCTTCTAGATCTCCCTCTCCTTCGTCGCCCATACCCATGGGTTCATCGCCCATAAAACCCATTTCGTCATCTTCGCCTTCGCCGATGCCATCGGTTTCGTCCATGGCGATTTCGTCTACCATAGATTCAACTTGGCTTCCACCAATATCTTCTTCGGCATACTCTTCGTCCATTAAGCTTTCGTAAATGTCACGTGATTTTTCAACCACGATTTCGTGAAACAACGCACGAGCTCGATCTTCCTCGTCGTTGATAATGTGTTCAATTAGCTGTTCATATTTGTTCATTAGGAACTCCTTATAATAATATGGCTGTATTTTATTTACTAAAATACGCAGATTACGGGGTTAAATGGTGTTTTTTTGAAGGATTTAGACGGACTACATCGCTGGAGCGGCTGCTGCAGGTGGTTTGTACTGTTTAGCTACTTTTTCTAGTTTGTTTTCGTGCTCAACTTTACGAACATCGTTGGCTATACGTAAACGATTTAGATCTGCTAAAGTTAATCTAGTTTTACGCAAATCTGACAGTTTTAACGGAGTCTGATCCTGACCGTCTGATTGGTATCCAGGTACAGCGGGCTTAAAAAATTCGGTTAGTATCATACCATTATTTACCCAAATTTATTAAATTGCTGCACCAGTGGGTGCTGTTTGCGTAGGAGCTGCAACTGGTCCGGCTCCCATTGGTGCTTGACCACCCGGGGCAGCCGATCCTTGTGGAGTTTCTGCAGCCGGAGCCACATTCTCTAAATCGCTGGCTATGCCGCCTGGGCTGACTCCTACACTACGCAGAGAGGGTTCCCCGACTGGTGATAGATCAACATCACCTTGTTCTTCGGCCCACATTTCTTCGTTTTCAATCATTTCTTGCTCGTTCATACCTAGATAACGCTTCATCAAGAATCTTTTACTGAAATAAGGATAAGCTTCTAGTTGTGTAAATGTGGCAATTCTTGCGCTGTCAACGTCAGCTTGACGATATTGTGCAAAGTTTTGCGGAGGTTCAAAAATCAGTTCAAACAGTTGCCCGTCAATGTTAACCCCGCGCCAACGCATAAACAACTTAAATTCTTGATCTAATTTCTCAATTATGCTGTTTTGCAATCGCTGACAGTATTGATTAAAGCGCCATTCTTGTATAAGTGCAGTACCCACACGCCCGTCGTTGAATGCCTGAGTTCCGTCTTCTAGTGTGACTGGCAGGTAGGAACTTGGAATACGCAATCCACGGAACAACTTGTTAGTAAAGTAGCGCAAGTCTGTGATTTCACCTAGGTTGCTTGCTCCTTGCAGTGTATCAACACTACTACCGCGCCCTTCGGCTGTTACAGGGAAGAAGTAATCTTCCATTTGTGCCAGAGGATTGTAAGTGGCATCCATCATGTTGGCACCACCGCCAGTTTGCGTAGGAATACGTCGTTGACTGATTTCATTTTTGATTCGCTCAACAAATGCCATGGCCATATGACTAGGCATATTGCCTACATCAATTTTGAATACACGGCGTTCAGGCGCTCGCTGTACGCGATAGATAATGATACTGTCTTCCAGTAACTCTTTTTGTTTAAAAACTTTAAAAATGTTTTCAAGTACGCTGGTACCAAATGGCCAAAATACATCCAGTCCTTCAG